GGCAGGGCGGGAGAGAAGCGATGCCACAGAGTTTTATTTAGCTAATAGACAAGAAATGGAAGACGGCGCGCAGGTAGCCTGGGAGGGAAACTTTGAGCCGGATGAAGCATCAGCACTGCAGCACGCCATGACAAAATTTTTGGAGGACAAGGCCGGGTTTTATGCCGAGTATCAAAACGACCCGCTGCCGCCAGATTTGGGCGAGGCGGAGAGAATTGCCGAGCATCATATCTATGATCGCCTGAATAACCGCGAGCGTTATTCGGTGCCTTTGGCAGCAGACAATCTGGTGATGTTTATTGACGTGCAGAAAAAGGTATTGTTTTATACCGTCTGCGCGTTTGCCTCCGATTTCACCGGTTGGGTTATTGATTATGGCAGCTTTCCTGACCAGGGCAGGAAAACTTTCAGTCTTGATGATTCGATTAAAACGTATCCCGACCTTTTCCCCGGGGCGGGTCTTGAGGGTGCAATCTACTCAGCCCTGAAAGAACTGACAGACTCCTTTTTATCAAAAGCATGGAAGCGCGAGGACGGCGTTGAAATGCAAATCGATCGATGCCTGGTGGACTCTGGCTGGGGCTTGTCAACTGACACGGTCTATCGAATCTGCAAGGAATCGCTTCACAGCGCCAGAATGCTGCCAAGCAAAGGAATTGGCATAACCGCAGCGCAAAAGCCGATGGCTGAATACCAAAAAAGGCCAGGTGAAAAACACGGATATAATTGGTACATCGTAAAATCACCCAGGAGGCGCACGGGACGCTACGTGCTTTATGATGTGAATTTTTGGAAAACATTCTACCGGGAGCGCCTTTTCACTGTCATGGGCGACAAAGGAAGTTTTTCAATTTGGGGAAGTTCCCCGGATATGCATTTTTTGTTTGCTCAACATCTTTCCAGCGAGTTTAGTGTGGCAACAGCCGGACGTGGCAGGCGGGTGGATAGTTGGCAGCTGCAGCCAGGCCGGGAAAACCATTGGCTTGATTGCGTGGTCGGTTGCATGGTCGGCGCCAGCATTTGCGGAAGCAAGATATCAAAAAGCGCGGAGGCCGTCGCTGAAGCTATAAAAAACAAGGAAATAGTAACGAGAGTCACTCCACTTCCGCAACGCATTGTCCCGTTATCCACGCGAATCACCCCGAGACGATAAACTTTTTATCATGCGTATAAATCAAAAAAGACGGAGGAATGCATGACCGACGACGAAATCAGGGAAAAAATCTTAGAAAAAGCCGTCCAGCCGGCGGAATATGAGATTGACGGCGAACGGGTGAAAAACCGTTCCATGACTGAACTGCTTGCTTTGGAAGCGCACCTCGCGAAAAAGAAAGCTTCTAAAAATCCATTTGCCGCGATGAAAATCGCTCGCATCTCTACCCAAGGTCCCGAAAGATGAGTGTCGAACAACGCAAATCAGCAGCTCAAAAACAGGTAACTTCGCGAAAGATCGGCTTTCAGCCTTCAGACCAGTCTTCCAGTGTGACTGCGGTACAGAAGCCGGCAACTTCGCGAAAGTCTATCAATGGCGGCATCATCATGCCGATTCGCGGACGTTTTGACGCGGCCAGCCGTGAGGCTGAAGCAACCAGGCACTGGAAAGGGGCTGATTTTTTATCTGCGGATGCTGAACTGGTACCGGAAATCCGACATTTGATCATTTCCCGCACCCGCTATGAGGCCGCCAACAATGGCTATTGCACTGGAGTCCTCAAAACACTGGCTGATGATACCATCGGCACCGGCCCACGGTTGCAATATTCGTTTGAGCATGATGATGATGACATGGAAAAATTAGAGGCCACCTTGAACCGCCGTGAGTATCGTTGGCGCAAGTGGGCCAAGGCTGTGCATCTTGCGAAAACGTTAAAGATGGCCAGGCGTTCGCGCGCTACCGACGGTGAGGTGTTCATCAAAAAGATACATAACCCAAAAATCCGCAGTCATGTTAAAATCGGTCTGGAATTATTCGAGGCGGAGCAGGTCGGATCGTCGCCCTTCGATATTACCATAGAATATCATGACACTGGAGTCCCAAAGGAATTTGACGGGATCAAATACGACAATTTTGGCAATCCGGTTGCTTATCGCTTTTGGCGTATTCACCCCGGCAGCCGTAGCCTGATCAAAATGTCGTCAGATTACGAGGTTGATGCCAAGTATGTGATTCACTACGCCAACATTTGGCGCCCAGGGCAGCATCGCGGGCTTTCTGAAATTTCCAGCACCCTGTCTGTCTTCAACGATCTGCGACGGTTTACAAACGCCGTTCTGTCTGCGGCTGAGATCGCTGCCGAAATCAGCTTTATCCTGTCCAGCGATGCTCCGGTGGATGACGATGACATGAAAACTCCCACCAAGTTGGAGGCTGGCACTGTCATTGAGCTTTGCCGTAATGCAGGCATTGCCCTTCCTGCCGGCTGGGAAGCCAGCCAAATGAAATCGGAACAGCCGACTTCCACACATACTGAATTTGTCCGGAGCAAGATTCGCGAGGCCGCCAGGCCCTTGTCTATGTCGATGAATGTCGCCCTGGGAGATTCGTCAGGATACAACTATGCTTCCGGACGGCTCGATCACCAGACATATTTCAGATCAATTAAAAACGAGCGAGACGATATTGAGGACTGCATTCTCGACGATCTCCTGCGTGATTTTGAGGAAATTGACAGAGTTTATTATCCGGAAGATTACCCTGATAATATCCAGATTGAACATGAATGGATGTGGGATGGATTTGACCATGTTGATCCGGTAAAGGAAGCCAATGCCCAGCGCATCCGGATTGAAACAGGAACAGCCACTTTGGCTGACGAATGCGCGAAGGATGGCAAAGACTGGAGCCGTGTCATGCGACAGTCAGCTAGAGAACATCGCATGCGTATAAAATTAGGGTTACCACTGATTACACAAAGCGGTGTCATCGAACAAAAGGAGGAAAATGAAGATGGAAATTAAGCCATTGTTTATTAAAGCCAATGGCGACAACAGCCTGCAGTATGTAGAGGCGAACGGGCAGTCATATCGAGACCTGGCAAAGGTTTCCGGAATTGCATATTCCGGAGGCAAGATGGATCTCGGCTGGAGCTGTCCAGTGGTCGTAGACATGAACGGCATCGAGTTCGCCCCGCAAATCCCCCTTTTGTTGTCGCACTGGAATCATCCATCAATGCGTTTGGGCGTGGTAACCGCCAGCGTGGTTGACAACCAGCTGCATATTTCCGGCGGCATTGACGCCTCGGACGAAAAAGGCCGGAACATTGTCGATGCTGGCAAAAAATATGAATGGCAATTGTCAATCGGTGCTGATGTCTTGGCCAGCGAGCACATACCGGATGGCGAAACTCGGAAGGTCAACGGGCAGGATTTCGCTGGCCCGTTTTACCACGTCACAAAATCCCGCTTGCGGGAGGTCTCTGTCGTCGCGGTCGGTGCAGATGTCGCGACGCATTTGAAAATCGCTGCATCTTTCAATAACTCAAATAGTGATTTTTCCCAATCCCCCAACACCCAAAACAAAAAGGACAATCAAATGGACAAAAAACTGTTGGAATTCATTCGTGCAAAGTACGGACTTGGTCCCGACCGGGATGAGATGGCCGTCAAGGCCCATCTGACTACGGTCAACAGTAGCGTCGAGGCTGAACAGGCTGACATGCTCAAGGCGGCAAAACCGGTTACTGACCCTGCTCCCAAAATCAATGCCAGCTTGGCCGGCGGCGACATCAGCGGAGTGGTGCAGGAACACGTTGAAAAAGCTTTGAAAGCTGCGCGTGAGGCTGAAGCTGCCCGCATTACTGCCATCAATGGCATGACTGAGGGCCATCCTGAAATCAGGGCAAAAGCGATCACCGCCGGCTGGAGCAAGGAGCAGACTGAGCAAGCCGTTGAGGTTATCAAGGCTTACGCTTCTACCTTGCCTGGCGCGACCGGCAACATCATCGTTCGCAGCGGCCCTGAAATCAACGCCAAGGCTCTTGAGGCGTCGCTTTGCTTCCAGGCAGGCATCAAGGATGAAACCATCAAAGCTTCCTGCGGCGAGCAGGCGATGGACATTGCCGACAAGCACCTCCGTGGCATGGCTCTCAAAGATGTCATGATTGAGGCCTGTCGGCTGGAGGGCAAAACCGTAGGCGTTGCTTTCAACAACGACACGATCAAAGCGGCCTTCTCGACGGTTAGCCTGCCTGGCATCCTTTCGAATGTCGCCAACAAGAAAGCCCTGCAAGCTTTCAATGCTGTCGAGAGCATTGCTCAGAAACTGTGCTCGGTG